GCTGGCTTCGATCAAATGATAGATCCCGGTGCGGAGCACCACCCAGCGGACGAACAGTGAATCTGCGAGCTCGAGGCAGATGCTGAAACAGCGTGTGGCGTTGACCCTGTGATAGACAGCGTCACGTACGACGGCCATGCCGACGTCGGTATCCACGTAGCTGAATCCTCCGAACTGAGTCCAGGCAAGTTTGTCCAACTTCTTGAACGGCATTGCACACATTGCATATTGTGTGAGCTCGTCCTTGATACATACCGCAAATGTCGAAGACATCATCTCCACGACCGACCTGTTACCGTAGTGCGAGTCGAGTTCGGGCCCGCTGACAATGGCAGGGACCCAACACTCATTTTCTGCGCACAACTCCCTGGTGAACAGGGAGACGATTTCAGACGGCGTTGCTTCCGAGGGGATAGTCAACTTGATGGTGTTGTCGTCCCCTTCGGTAACCATTTCGACTGGTGAGCCGATTTCCTCGCTCCCCTGCAATAGCTCCACCCCGCGCTCAAGGCAACGGAAATATTGTGTAGAGTCTAGCAGTGGGACACCTAGTGACACAGGATAATGCATCCACTGGAAAAGGGTCTCGTAGCCCGGCTTGCCATAAGTCCGGCGAGTGGCGCCGAGGACAGAGGCATCCGAGTCAAGTCGATTGCTCAAGGCCGTGGGATTGACGGCGCTCATGAGGTAGTAATGAGTGATAGGCACCATGAGAGTGACGTAGTCACTGAAATATTTGATGCGGGTACTCTCGTCTTCCATGTTTGCTTCGAAGTTCCCCTTGTACACCCAAGCCCCGTGAGCTTTCTTTGCGTAGACCTCGGCCATTCGGTGGCAATATCTCTCAAACGCCATCCAGTCTGCCCATTTCCAAGTGCGATCGTTGGCCGACTTGTCATAGCCGATAACGATGTGTTTCTTGGTGGCGGTCTGGAGCAAATGCCCTACACGAACAGCTTTCCCCTCGGACGTTGCGCCTTTGCAATTCCTGTGATTGAAGCACTTTTCATGCAACTTCTCGATCATCGACACCAGGGGCGCAGCGTGCGCCTGATGTTTCTTGGCATTGGAGCTGTTGCTGCCAGGCATCGTAATGAACCTGGCCCTGTCGCCCCCCTCAGCTTTCTTGCAAAACAAGCAAGAGCGCATGAGGTTGCGCATCGCCCACTCGTCGTCCCAAACCACCTCCGCAGCCATCGCCGCGAAGTCTTCGTCTGAGAATGAGTGTGGCTTTTGATCGAGCTGGCAAGCCAGCTCACAGAAATGTTCGGCGAACAATTCGCAGTGTTTCTCTGTCATTTCAGCCCATGCCTGAGCCTTTTCCTCTGACAG